CGGTAAACAGGGCTGGGGAACAAGTCCCCGCAGAGAATCGCTAGACCATTGGCCAGCGGTGCGAATGAAGAAATGTGGTTACTCAGGACAAAAATTCGTCCCCGGGCAAAGCCCGAGGATTGAAAAATTCTTGATTTCACAAGTCCTCGGGCACCGTTTGCCCGATTGGAACCCCTTACGGGGCTGCTTGGCCACCCAAAGCATTTAATCCTGCCATTTAATTGGCACACCAGTGAAGAACGACAAGTTGAAGTCTTCTCCTACCGCAGCCCACAAGTCGAGAAAGTTCTCACGGCCATAGCCGTTGTTGATACAGAGTCGACTGTAGTTGAGCTGGTCCAGAGTTGGATTAGTCTGGATGGTGGTGATTTGGCTGGAGCCAGAACCCGACGAGGCTTCACCTCGAAAGTTGGTTGCCAACCGAAACCGGGTATTGCTATACCACGGCAGTTCCCATTCGATTACACCATTCGAGTAGGGGTGGATGAAATGTCCTCCAGAATGTCCGGAGGGAAAGGAGAGGTAATAGTAGTTATCATCCCAGTCACGCTCGTACGTTGGGTCATTAAAGACCACAGCCGAACGTTCAGAATTGCGGTCAACGCCTAGGAGGGCGGGGGTTGTTGAATACCCATTGCCAGTCCCCTTGATGGCAACTTTAGCCTTCCACCTGGTAGCTCCACGCATACAAATGTAGCATGGGGCCATGTAGGAGGCAACCGTCTGATAGACGTTTTGGTGTGTTGTCGAATTCTTTGACGAGAAATGAAAAGGAGGCACCTTGACATAGACAGCAATGCCTATGCAGTCTGAGGCAGTCTTCGTGGGAGTCGCGTTTCTAATGTACCCCTGCCAATTCGCCATATAGCGCTTAGCAAGAGTACGAACGGACACCACGGACTCACCAAAGAAAATACCTGCTGCATTTGGTGACAGCTTGGTAGTGGTGAGACGATGCTCATCAACACTAGGCACTTCCTCATCGTTCATGGTTTTTGATGACATAGCTGCAATAGGCTCATACGTGGTAGCAGGCCAGTTAGACAGATAGTCATTTGGTTGTGCAAACTCCATGTCCTCTCCACACTTCATGAAGATGTTGATTTGCACTGGAGCGGTGGTTGATGATGCCGTTGTTGTGGTAGGCATGGTTGCCACCAGTTCATTGACAATAGAAACTGTGAAGATGCCCATGTGAACGTTCTCATCATAGACACTCTCAAGGTTGAAGTCTGCTCCAGTGTTGTCCTGGCGGTACGGACAATACGTGCTGTAGTCTGTGGACTCATTAGTCCGCAACCACGGCCTGTAGCTGGTGTAGGGAATAGTGAACTCCATTTCTGAAGCTTCAGACAAATCCAGCACAGCCGTAAAGCGCGCATTGATATCTTCAGTCTGGAACGAAGCTGCTGTGCGAGCTGCCTTACGCATGAAGGGGTCGAACTGGAGTTTCAGACGGCCAGCGTGCATTTTACTGCACACAACTTCCACGCGATAGGTAATCGACCCGCGCCAGTAAGCAAACATCTCAGAGATATGCCCACCAGGACAGTCCATACGAGCCTTTTTGTTGGGGTAAATGGTAGCCCCACCAGATGCTCCTGAAATGAGCTGGTGTGTAGGTGACACCAGCGATGCAAACAGAAGCTTCTCAAGACCAGAAACTGAACTAAGTTGACCAACATCTCCAAACCACTCACACGCGACAAGCCATTGCTCGCGCGTCATGATCGACTTGAACGTCATCTCGTCTGTTCCGTCACCACCAACCACACGCGAGTCCACAGTGACTTCCTGCTTGGGATCAAGAGCCAGAGTGGTAGAGTTATCCTCACCAACAACGGTAGATACGCGACCAACAGCGCGCGGAGTGACTTGGTGAGACTGTTCGAGAACTCGAGGTGTTGAGAACCCGAAAAGCTTGGCAATGTCTGCAGCTGCTCCAGCTCCAATTTCAGTAGCCCGTGCAAACGGACCAATCACTGGAACTTTGTTAAGCATGTTGGCTGCTTTGGCAACAGCCGTAGCTTTTGAAGACATGCCACCACGATACTCATCCGCAACGGGTTCAAACTCAGTGGGAGCGATGAGCTTCACGTTCTCAGCCCACGCGTAGATGGTGTAGTTGACGGATGTGGCTGAGTTTGGGTTGGCAATACGAAGCGGGTTTCGGTCGTAGATGCACAAGTCACCTGGGGATTGACGACTCACTCCGCTGTAGCCATTCACCTTGAGGTAGTTGTTGTGCCATATAAACGGAAGATGCATTTCTGCAACCTCGTTTGTGGCTGGATTCAGGCCTACAGTCGGGTAGGTGCTAAAGTGACGCAAGGCCACCTCCTGCCTGCCAGAAGCAGAAGAATGAAGCATCTCCCAATAAGCCATCGAAGCAACCTGATTCCGTTTGTCGTCTATGACCACATCAGTGGATAGGTCAGACGTACCATACGGGATGTAGGTGAACATCAATCGACCATACTGAAACGGGTTCCCGTTCAGCATGATGCGAAGCTTCAGGTCGCAGGAGAGGTAAGCGAAGTTGGTGAGCTTTGCTTTGACACGCGCATCATCTTGCCAGAGGGTCCATGGGGATATGGTTGTGAGTAGGACGTTTCGTTGATCGTATCCAGCTGACCACACGCCTTCATAGATCCGAACGGGACGAGACAGGAAAGTTGCCAGAGGCACTTCCAGTGTGTCACTGTCGTTGTACGACGGGTCCCGGTTGGCATTGATGTTGAGTGAGTACGTAGCAGGCGTCTCACGGAAGACCGCTGTTTCCCGTGTTGTCTCGTTTTCAGTTGTGACCGAGACGGAGAAATTCGCAGCGTTCTGGGTGTCCACATTTTCGGAGGCGGACTCTCCACTTTCAGGGTTGTTGCTTGCAACTCGTTGAGCGTCGAGCTGTGGCTGAGTCAGACCACACCGGTTTGCACCGATTTGCTCGAAGACATCTGGGGCTGATTCCTTTCTGCCGTCTCTCGACGGTTTTGACGGGCGGTTCACAGCCATACCAGCTAAATAGCCGGTCCCACATTCCTCACCAAAGCGTTGCCTGGACCACCTTTCCAGATGTTTCATGGTGGACAGGCCCGTAACCAGTGGTGAGAGCTTCGCGTTTTGTGTCTGGAGACGTTGGGCTAGAAACTCCAGCTCGTCCGTGAATACCACACGTTCGTATGGCACCCAAGGGAGGAGCGCGCCGTGTTTTTGCGCCTCCATCAGTTGCTCGTAGGTTGGATAAGGAAAGTCTCGGTCAATGACTTGCTTGAAGATCTCGACCTTTTCGTTGTACTCTTCGCGACCATATTGAGCTACTTCTGGAAGCGCGCTTTTCAGACGCGCCCACCGATAGTCCTTCTTTGACATGACGGACTCAGACGGAGGGATGCCGATGGTCAGCATTTTGGTGATGCTGGCTTTCTCAATGGGACATTTCCAAATGAGGTATTCCTCATCAAAAACCCATCGGCGTTTGCAGATAGTCGCAGTGGCGACAGGTCTCGTGGTGTAAGACCCCTCTGATTTATCCGCAGGCGTATACTCGATATTGATGCGAGCCAGGGAAGCCTGGATCGTTTGGAAATTGTAGTACACTGATGCCTCTTCAGAGATAGTGGAGATGTTATCGTCCCCAAGGGCTGCAAACTCTACGTTTTCACGTCGAGCTAGCAGCGCTACATCGAGATCAGCACCCATATAACGCGCTTTGTAGGCGTCAATCCAAGTGTATCTGGAAAGAATGCAGTTGATGATGGTGTTGAGGATTAGAGTGAGG